TATTTAGAATGTAATTATCTTTAGTATTAATATTTCCTGAATTTTTACTACATTTGTTTTTTTGATTATCTACAAATTGTAATTCTTGTTTTGTAAATGGTCTATCTATATTTGTCATATAAATAGGAGTTGGAAATAGATTTTCTATTACAGCTTTTTTCACACCACTAATAATTTTATTCTACTATATCCCATGTTTGATTTGTTTCATTCCAAATATATCTATTCTCATCATCTGGCATAGCAACTGGTGCTTCCCATAGACAAGTAGTCTCATTTAATACCCAACTATTGTAAGGTTTTTTAGGTATGAAAGCATCTCTATCTTCATCATATGTAAATCCTATTCCTGCATGATTTTTTCTTAAAGGTGTTCCACCATTATTATGTACTCCACCATGAGTGTTATAAGATGTTTGTTTCCAAATTGACCAACCAGTTAATTTAGTTAAAAAATCAATTCCAATATTTTCTTGCTCTACACCATTACTATCATGTAAAACTTCATTAACTATTGATTGAACTTCTATTACTTTATTGTTTAAACCTATTTTTGCGAAACTAGCCATTATGCTGTGTAACTCCCTGTACCTGTAAATGTTAAAACTGTTTTACCTGAAACTCCAGTAGCAACTGTTGGAGAACCTGTTGTAGTTCCTGAATAATTTGCGTCTGGCATACTTAAAATAACTACTCCTTTTCCACCTGCACCACTAATACCACCAGCACCTTCACCTCCACCTCCACCACTTCCTGTATTAACTGTTCCTGCACCACCATCACCACTTGGATGTGTTCCTGCATCTCCACCACCACCAGCACCACCAGAACCAATAGTAGTATTAGTTGCTCCTCCACCACCACCTGCTCTTGTAACTGAAGAACCTGTAATTGAAGAAGCTGTACCAGCACCACCATCACCACCTTTTGAAGATGAACCTGCTTGACCAACTGCACTAGCACCACCTCCACCACCAGCACCAAGAGCTGGTGCAGACCCTGAACCTGTACCACCATTATTTCCTTGACTTGGAGATGTACTTGGTGTGTTTCCAGAACCTGCACCACCACTATTACCTCCACCTCCTCCAGAACCACCATTTAAACCTGCACCTCCTCCACCTCCACCTCCACCTCCTCCAGCAGAAGTAATTGTAGTTAAACCTGAACCTGAAATTGAAGAATTTGAACCAGTATTACCATCTGAAGAAAGTGTAACTGAAGCACCTCCATCTCCAACTGTTACTGTAATTACTATTCCACCTGATACTGTTTGAGTTGATGTTCTATAACCACCAGCACCTCCTCCACCTCCATTAGAACTACTTGCACCACTTCCACCACCAGCAATAACTAAAAAATCTGCTGAATAAGGTGGTAAAGAACCTTCATCAACAACATCATCATCTGAAGTTGGAATCCAACCATTTGTTGCACCTGAATAAACTATATTAACTGTTTGACCATTAGTGTCATAAACTGGGTTTTCTGTTCCACCTTGATAATTTAAACTGTTAATATTTAGAGTAACTGCATTAGTTCCCCATGTTCTATCGTAATCTACTAAAATAATTTGATCTCCGACACTTGCTGAAGCAGGTAAAGTTATAGTACAAGCATTTGAAGTAGTATTAATCCAATAGCCATTTCCTGCTACTGCTGTTAAAGTTGTTCCTGTAACAATAGTTGATTGCCAAGCTAATCCAGCAGAAGCAAAACTTAATACACCTGAGCCATTAGTTACTAATGCTTGACCACTTACACCATTAGCATTTGGTAATGTAAAAGTTAAATTACTAGCAAGAGTATCAGGTGCTTTTAAAGCAACATAATGTGAACCATTATCTGTATCTTCTGGTAATCTTATTTCAGCACCAGCAGTTGAGTTTCCACTAATTTCAACTGGAGAAGTTAATGTTACAGAACTATCTAACCAATTAACTGTGTTAGCTGTATAATCTATTGTAGCCAAAGATATATCATCAGTTCCATCATAAAATTTTAAAGTAGGTGTAGTTGCTGAAGTCGTATCTAACCAAATAGTTCCAGCAACAGCAGAACTTGGTCTTGATGTTCCTGAATTAGAAGTATTAATAGCTTCTAAAACTGAATTTATATCACTTCTTACAGATGGAAAGGTCGCATTTGCGATATTGAAATCATGTTGTGCCATATTGTTTATATACTCCTTTTATATTAATATATCAATAGCCCTTAGCCAAGTAATCAAATGTTCGAGATACTATAGTATTTGATGAATTTTTAAAAGTAACATTAAAAGAATCAATAGCTTTATTTTCAATTATAAAATAATCTCCAGTTGCCATATTTTCTCCTGTTATTCCAACTGCATAATTAACAGTTTTAAATGGTAATGTAAATGTTACAGTTTTAGCAGATGTTCCTGAATCTATATCATTTCCACTAAATATTCTGTCAATCATATCAATCGTTACTGTTGTTTGATTTACTACTGGTGTTGTTACTCCATCTCTTGAAGTTAAAAATAATCTAAACTTAGCATAACGAAAAGTGTAATCCCCAATTACAAAATTTTTAAAAGCAGTATAAGTTACATTATCATCACTTATAGCTATTTCTAAATGAGCATTAGAGTTACTTGGAGAATCCCCATCAAAAGAACCTGATTTAGAATCAAACAATCCACTTTCAGAATCAAATAATTCACTTGGGTTTTCTGCAAATTGTGCAAGAGTTGCTGTAACCCTTGATGTATGAACTGCACCTATATCAATAACACTTGCAAAATCATAAATTCCATCAGAAGCTAAGTTAGTTAATCTGACAGCATTATCAGATAATGTTAAATTTGTTTTTGTACCAGAAAATGTAGGGTGTTCTGATTGTGTGGTAATAGCATTAAAATTACCAATCGTTGCTACATTAGTTGCAATAATAGTTTCATTAATTGAGAAATTTCCTAACTTATCAACTGCTTTAATACAATAACTACCGACACGTGCAGGAACTGTAATTGAAGTTGCTGGTCTTGATACTTTTTCAACTAGAGATACCGAGTTCTGCCAAGTTGCACCACTTGTTAATGTTGAATATCTAATTTGATAATAAGCAAGGTCTAAGTCTGGTATTTGTTCCCAAGATAAATGTGCTTCTCCATTAATAATATTACATGAAAAATCTTCAATATCAGATGGTGGTTCAATCGCCCCAATAATAGTTCTTTGTGCTGATGTATAAGTGCTTGATACTCCAAAACTATTAACTGCCTTAACTCTAACATCATAAATATTTTGGTCAATTACGTTTAAGACTCTTTGATTTAATCCTGTACCTTGTGCATGAATTTTATAATCAGATTCAGTAGATAATTTATATTCTACTTGATAATAACTAACAAAACTATCTGCACTAGCACCTATTAAAATATCCATCGCCACTATGACCGTACCATCATTGTATTGAATTAATTGGTCATCTAATGTTAAGCTAGTTGGTGCTGTAATATTAAATGGATTAGGTAAATTAGTTGCTGGTACTGATGCTTGTACAGTTTTTGTAGCCCAAGTATAAAAAGCATCTGCGTGTTCAATTAAACTTAATCCTACTGTAAAGTCTTGATTAAATGTTTGACCAACTACTCTAAATAATTTACTTGAATAACCTAAAGAAGAATGGGTAACATCAATAATATCTCCTATTGTTATATCATAGGCTTTTGCACTAGCATTGATTGATAATGTTTTTGCACTTCTTGATCTTCTTAAAATAACTTCTGCCATTTCTTCTGCTTGATATGGACTTGTAATTGTTTTAAAATCATATCTTCCTTCAAGTAAGAAACCACCATCAGCAGCTTTCATAGTTGCGTGTTTATCTTCTGTTGCATAACCACTATCATCTATTTGAGGAAATTGAACTTCATCAACTTGATAGTTACGATCTGGATTAATAAATGATACAATAACTCTATTATATTTATTGTTTTTATTTTCACTTTGTAATTTAATTCCACCAAATACATCATCTTCGTTTAATGACAATGTAGATGAGCCTGTTGTTTCAATAACTAAATTATATTGACCACCAATATAAGGAAGATAACCTCTGCAACCTTTTATAAGTTCTCTAACATTTTCTAAAACTTTTTTTGAAGTATCTAAAACAGCATTTGTTTCAAATATATTTATATCACTTCCACCAGAATAAGGAGTTACTTGTGTTACACAAATTTGTG